ATAATAGACTTTTATGAAAACCACGGTGAGAATTTGGCTCATTATGTCAAAAAACTCCAAGAAAAACCTTACGTATATGGCACTCATTACTTCCCCCATGATGGTGGTTCGGGTTCATTACAAACAGGCAGAACTATGCAAGATATTGCGTGGGAACTTGGTCTTAAGACCACAGTCCTAGAGCGAGAAAAGGATGTGCAGGTAGGAATCGAAGCGGTTCGAACCATGTTAAGCATGTGTTATATCGACCAAACTAAGTGCGCCTACCTCATTAAGTGTCTAGAAAATTACCATAAGAAATACAATGAAAAGACGCAAAGCTATAGTGAGACTCCCTATCACGATTGGACATCTCACGCGGCTGACTCTGTAAGGATGATGGCTAATGCAAGGATACAATTCGGTCGAGGACCTGGCTCAATGACTCCTGATAAGCTCAATCAACTTAAATCAAATGCAGGGTTCGGACCTAAAACCGCACCCATGAATCAAAGGCCAATGAACCCTTTCATAGGAATGTAATGGATTTTTTCTCTAGGTGTCGCACAACAGAAGAAGCTAAATCAGTATTTAGAATGCTTTCAAAACATTTCCATCCTGACAGAGGAGGAGATGCGAATTTGATGGTAGAATTGCAAAAACAATATAACGGATGGAATCCTAGCAATTTTAATTGGCAATCGCAGTTTCCAGATAATAGAGGATTTAGCACTCAGACAGAGAATTTGCTAAAGAATATGGAGACCAATATTAAAATTTTAGAAAATGCAGTCATTACAAAAGAAAGAGACATTCAATTACTTCGATTAGAGCTTGAAAACTTCCATGAAATGAGCTTTATTCAAAAAATACTTTGGTTATTTTTAGGCGACATATACTCAAAATCTTAAAAACTATATAAGAGAGTTTTTAAAGAGGTGATCCGTGACGAGTGGTATGTTAGAACGTTCTCAGGTTGTGCCCAACGTCTATTCTGGATATTACCAGGATGGGAAAAGAGATATAGTAGCTGAAGCAGATGGAAGATACCAGCAAAATCTTTCGGCATGGCAATTGTACTATTGGGAACAGATTATTGATAGAAAAGTCTATCTTGGAGACCAAAGATATCTAAATCTTTACTCAGGTCTCAGTTACGATCATCAAAAATTTGTATTCAATGCTTCCATGCCTGTGGTCAATATGGTCTGTGGTCGCCAAAGACAACACAGAAAAGGAACTCAACTCATACCCGTTCATGGTTCTAGTAGCAGAACAGCTTCACAAGGCACAAAAGTACTTCAGTCAGCCTATTCCAACGATGATACCTACAATAAATTCAGTGCTGCTTTTAAGGAAGGAGCTGGAATTACAGGGCTTGCCTTATTACACTCGTGGATTGACTATCGAAGAGACCCAATTTGCGGCGATCTGAGGACCGAGGTTTTCAGTGCTGACATGGTGATGATGGATGCGTTCTGGAGGGAGATGGACCTCAGTGACTGCCAGTTTATACGCACAAGAAAATACCTACATAAGCAGCAAGTTAAGCAAATGATGCCAGGTCGTGAGCATGATATAGACATGCTTAATGACCAAGCTTACTTTGATACTAAATTCACATTTATGCCTCAACAATACAATATAAGAAGGAAAGACTTCCTTGCTTATGATGAGTATTGGTATTTGGCTGAAAGAATGGGAACATTTGTTGTTGATCCAACTACCTATGAATCCACTGAAGTTAACCTCACAAAAGAGGAAATGCAAAGGATCAAGCATCAATATCCAAACGTGGTAATCGTTCATGAAAAAGTGCCTACAGTACATCTTGCAATCATTGTTAACAATACTTGCTTCTACGATGGACCCAATCCTTTGGGTATCGATATGTACCCTTTTACCCCTTTTGTTGGGTATCATGATTTGGCAAACAATAATTATGCTTTTCGCTATCAGGGCGTGATCCGCAATATTCGCGATAGTCAATACCTCCTAAATTACAGGACGCAATTAGAGATGGATCTATTAGCTGCTCAATTTTCTGGGGTAGATGTAGAAGAAGATGCTCTAATTGATGACCAAGATGCGTTCAAGGTAGGACCTGGAAAGGTAAGATTCTTCAAAAAAGGACGACTCGGAGCAGTAAATGACAAGCCAGGAGCTAACATTAATCCAGCTAATTTTGCAGTCACAGAAAGACTCAAAAACAACATCCAGGCAGATGCTGGGGTCACTCCTGAACTTTTGGGACAGGCAGAGGATTCAGATGTTGGAATTACTGAGCAGCTACGACAAGGAGCAGCGCTTACAACTCTTCAAGAACTATTCGACAACATGGATTTATCGCAAAGGAATGCTGGCCGTCTGCACTGGGCAATTATTCAGAAAAACTATACCTTAGGCAAGATCACTAAGATGATCCAAGAAGTCCCTACGAATGAATTCAGGGATAAATCCTTCCAGAAATATGATGCGGTTGTTGCTAATGCTCCTCTCACAGATACCACACGTCAACTTGCCTTTAGACAGCGTTACTTCATGTGGAAGGATGGATTCCCAATACCACCCGATCAAGTCATGCAGGATCTTGATATCCAAGATAAAGACAAGCTTATGGAGTCTATCCAACAGCAACAGCAAGCGCAACAGCAACAAGAGCAGCAAATGGCTCAATTGCAAATGCAGAATCAGCAGATAGTCAATGAAAGCTTACAATCTAAGTCAATGAGCGATCGAGCATTGGCAGGAGAAAGAGAGCAAAAAGCTAGATTAGAACAAGTAGAGGTCCTGACTAAGTACAACGAATCCGAGCATATGAAGTCTCTTGCAGTACTTGATAGGGTAAAAGCGGCCAAAGAAGTCGAGTCAATGGGAGTATCTGATTTCGTTCAGATATTTAACTTGATAGAAAATATTATAAATCGTGAAGATGAAAAAAATATGAAACAACAAGAGGTTTCAAGTGGGACACAGCCATAAAAATACGTCAATGGGTGGTGGAGAAAAGGGCAACACAGGAGCTCATTATCTTCCTATCAAAGAAAATGTAGATCCGAAGCCACCTGCTGGGGCTTCTAATAGCTACGAAAAAGTGAGAGATAAGATCGATGCCAAAGACAGAGCGTCTTTAGCTAAGATGCCTTACACTCGCGAGAAAATGGCTAATAAATAAATCTTTTGCAGGGAATACGAAAACGGCAAGATGGCCACATATTGTACGCTTGTAATAGTACCTGCGCTTTTTAAGGAAAAAACATGCCAAATATTAAGATCATTCCAGAAGCTAAGAAGCCCTATTGTCCAAACAATAGCAATCTTAGCAAGACAGTGCCAAGATTTACACCTCCAGGTGGGAAGCCTCCTTTGCCATTAGATAAGTCTTATAATAGACAAGGTGGTATGAACGAGAAGCAGCCTAAAACAAAAGGGTAAACATGACAATGATACCTCCAAAGATTAGGAAATTGCCTGGTCTTCATAAGCCTAGCGCTGCATATATCCCCAAGCCTCAGCAAGGAACTAGCAATAGCAATCGTTCCCTGTATATGGGCGGCGCTAAAATGATTAAATAGCATTCAAAAACATAAGGAATCAGACTTATGCAATCAGCAAAGAAAAAAGAAGACGGGTTTTTACGTCTCAGAGTCACAGAAGAAGTTCCCAACGAAGAAACTTATAATTATCGCACCAAGCGTGAAGATTCATTCTTTGAATTTCCCGAAGAATTAAGAGAATTTTTAGGAGGACTCAATGGTAAAAAACAGCGTTAAAACCTATGGCGAGCTCATGTTAGAAGCTCGTGCCAAGAATGACCGTCAAGAAGTTGGAGAAACACTTGAGCCTTTGATGGACAAATTCAAGCTCATCATCGAAGAAGCCGTTCAAGGAAACTACGATAAAGGCATTCGTGGTGACTATTACATTCACATTTGGGTAACCAAAGAGCCGTATGCACAAAATTCCTTACATATTTACCCGCAGTGTCGTCGTACTCGACCAAGTCCATATCAAGGCAATGACCATTATCTTTGGTCTGTCAAGGACGGAGGCAAAGTTAACTTTGAATGGTGCATACCAAAGAAGGAGGTGCTTACGTATGTCCTCAAGCATCCTAATGAGTTTGACCCCAAGTATGTAGCCATGTTAAGGAGATACACTGCTGATAAGCTTGAAAAGATAGAAGACTACCTAGTTGATGGGAAGATTGGTTAATCCAAATCTTCTTTTCTAATTCTTCTTGATCTTAGAAATTTGATCTCATTTGCCAAAGTATAGATAGCATTTGCAATATTTATTGGTACTACTTCTCCACTTCTTAGTTT